CAGATGTCTGGGTAAAGATGTTAATGGATAAATTAAACTATGAAGATAGAGTTGTTATCTCTGATGTGCGCTACCCAAATGAGGCTGAGGCAATCAGGAAACTTGGTGGTTCTGTGTGGCGTATCAATCGGCGCAACCACAGTGCTGTCAATGGTCACCCATCTGAGCATGCTATGGATAACTACATGTTTAATCATGTTATCTATAACGATGGAACTCTTGATGACTTAAGTGATGAAGTCTTTATGCTTGCGATGGAACTTGGTTTAGAAAAATAACCTGACTTAATACATAGAGAAACCCAGCAAGACAGGAGAGAATTGCTGGGCTTTTCTATGTACACCAACCTTTATGTTTCGCGTTCATATCGGCTGGTGTACTAGATGATTCTATTATCCATGTTTCGGTTCTGTCAAACCCCAACCGATACGCTTGCGAATCTTGTGTCGCATAGGTGGGGTTGTCCCACCCCATACTCCGTATCTTTCATGGGCTAGTCCCCACTCAAGGCAAGCCAGCATGATTGGACACTCACTACACATGCGTTCAAACATGCGTTCTTCTTCGCGGGTAAATAACTCCTGCTGTGGATAAAATATTTCAGTATCTATGCCTTGGCACGCAGCCTCTGCCCAGATGCTTGGTCTGTATTTCAAAACAAAACTGGTTAGCCCTGTGTTATAGCGGTTCTTACTTCCAGTTTCGCTGACTATCTTATGGAACTCTGGTCTGTTATCTTTCATGTCTTAATACCAACCCTTCGCTAGATGATGTGCGTATGCCCTACAAATATTGTTGCCTGTCTTTCCGTATCTGTGTTCAAGGTATTTAAGTCCAGCATCTACCTGTTTCATACCATCCCATGTTGGCTTAAGACCGATGTTTTTCCATGTGCTATCAAGTAACTGTGCGATTCCCATAGCACTAGATGTTTTGTTCTTTGCCTTAGGTCGCCAGTTGGATTCCTCAGTCCACAATTCATAGAGGCAAGACCACTGCTCAAGTTTGTCCTTCTTGGTCAGTTGTTCAATAGCATAAAGTTGGTAATCGTTTTGATAGTAGGCAATCACCTTGCCATGTGGCGGTGCTATAAACTTTTCTTTGATTTGTGTTGGTGTCTTAAGTACAAAGATTAGTCCAAGAACTATTACTGTAATTATCCACAACCTAGCGTGTGGGTGAATCACTTTTAAGTTTAGCATCGCGCTCCGCCTCTGCCTTCTCATGTAAGTAAGTTTTGATGGCTAAGTTAGCCTGTTCATTATGTCTTAAGGTACAAGTGTCGCACATCTCAAGCATGTAGTTCATAATACTTGGGTTCTCTACTACGAAACCACACTTCACGCACCCCATTAAGACTGTCATAATTCCAACTTTGTATGTGGCTTAGAGTTATCAAGCAGTGCGCTGAATCGTGGTATCGAATCAATCCAGTCAGGTGATGTGCTGAATCTACCTTCGCTGTCTATCCATGTAGTTGAGTAACCTTCCATGTCGTTCCAGTGTACGATGACTCGGTACTCTTTACCCCCGCAGGTAAAGGTTAAGTCTTTCATGTACGCCACAACTGATTTTTCCATAGCACCTATCTCCAGTTCCATTAGTTTTCTCCTGTCTTTGTAAGCCATGCGTTCACCGCTGACCAGTGGTTGTTATCTCTACTTGCTTTCTTTTCTGCCTTCTCTTTTGCTTCTGTTTCATTTGTTGCTGTGATGCGTAACAATCGCTCTGACGATAGTGCTACTAGATACTCTGGCATTACTTCTCTCCTGTCTGTAGTTTGTTTTCGCACTGTTCAAGTATGCCCTGCCAGTAATCAAAGTCCTCGTTATTGGTAGTGGCGTTTCGCTGTGACCTTGCTCTCTTTATCATGGTCTGAATCTGTTTGCGTTCGGCTGAGTTCATGTCTTAATACCTATCCGTAAATCACTTCGCCAAGTACGGCTACCTGTAATACGGCATCACCACAGACGGCATCGTAATCTTCAAAGTTATACAAGTCCATGTATACCTGTGTGTTGGCAATCGGTAAGGCTTTAAGTAACTCCTCAATACCGACAATCTTTTCTGTCTTAAGTAAAGTTATCTCATCAATGGCAACGAGGCGCACCTTGCCGATGGTATCCCAGTCGGTGTCATCAAGGTAGTCAACCTCGTACCAGTGATTACCGAAAGATTCAAAGGCTGAGCCAAAGACGGCATCCCACAATTCTTGTTTGTTAATCTCAATCTGTACGGTGGCTGTTGTTTCTGTCTTAAGTGATGATGAGATAAGGCGTGTGCCATTTACATAATTGAAAGTGGCTGGGTCTACCTCGCTGTCAACCTCTGTTACTACTGTCCATGTGGTCATTTTATTCATCTCCTTCTGGTACTTTGTGCCAAGGTTTGTAGTTAATCATTGTGTTTAAGTCAGAATAAACTTCTTTCCATAGTTCTTTAGCACCATAGATTCCAGACATTGAGAGTCCAGTCCTAGCCCCCTCGAACTCCTCAAGTTGATAGCCCTTTGGACAGGACAGTGAGGTTTGATACTCGTTGCCCCAAGTTTTGTGGACATAAACTTCTATGTCGTGTTGCTCGGCTAGTGCCAAGCACTTTGCTTTTGTAGTCATGTTATTCTCCTGTCTTAAGTTCGAACCTTTCGAACCAGTGCCCTCGTTGGGTTATGAACCCGTAGCCTTTAGCACGAGGGCTGTGAGTTTTATCCCTGTAAGTTTTGCTTACAGTTCAAGCACTCAATCAAACTATTATCTTTGACAACAAGTTGCCCTTTCTTTACAGTTCCGCCACAATCGGGGCATACATAAGAACCAGTAAAGGTAAGTTGTGCTTGCTTCATTTGCTTCTCCCGTCTGTTTAGTTGTTAATGTAACTTTATTTGATGGGGCTACCCGATGTCAATAGATTTTGATGTGATGTCTGTCACACTTCGCATGAACTTAATGTGATGTTGGTCACACTCTGTATTAAGACACATTACTTTCCCTTTCCATGGTGGCACTCACTCAATGGTCGCAGGCAATCTCCGCACATCATTCTCCCCCTTCTGTTGGTAAGCAATCTCTAAAGCAATCCTCGCAGGTGTTGCCATCATCATCTGTATTTTTACAGTCGCATTGGTCGCAGTCGCATGGTTTTAATTCTGTCCATGTGTTCTGTCCGTCTATGAATTCCGCTTCATCATCTAGCACATAGTCGAAATTTGGGAACTCGTATTCATTTAATACCTTTTGAATATCATCTGTCTTAATAATAAAATCATGTCGCATGCTTAGGCGGTAAGTCTTGGTCATTTATTTATCTCCTGTCTTAAGTAACAATTCGTTATCATAATCAAGTAACACTTCGCTACAATCCTCACACTCAACGGCTACCGATACAACCTCGCCTTCGTTATCTGTGTAGCGGGCTAGAACTAGCGTGTGTCCGTAATGCTGGTATAAATCGTCAAAGTTTTGGGCACTCATGGCAGTGGGTACCCGTCTGGACATCCGACTTGCTCAACTAAGCATGACTCAGGCACATCCCAGATACCTTGGTCACTGGTGAACTTAAACAATCCGATAAGTATTAAGACATAAATAACTATGGCTCTGACTTGCTTGCCTTTGCGTGTAAGTTTCATGTCTTAAGCCACATCGCTAACGGTTACACCATGGACATCGGTGAATGAGTAGGTGGTATCTTCATCCAGCGTTTTCATCTCCTCGATGTAAGCGCGGTGATAGCGTAGGTAATCTTCTAGTTCGTGGTGATTCTCGAATTCCATGATGCGCTTGTAGCCGTCACCTTCCCACTCGTCACGCTTTACTATGTAGAACTTAAGCATTTTCTATCTCCTGTCTAAGGTGGGCGGTGTGCCTTACCTTGTGCCCTAATCGTGTCGCGAACACGCGCCTTCTGTCAAGGGTTAGGGCTGTGATGTTAGTCACATTTTACAGATGTCACATAATCCTTCCGCGCAACAGATTGACTCAACTGAGCAACGCTCACACCAATCTTTATCTAAATTACATTTCATGACTTAAGACACACTCACAATTCTTACCGATTGCTTAAGGCTCTCGGCTAACTTGCGAAACTCTGCGAAATCCTCTGCGCTGAGTGTGTTCTTAGACTCTAAACCGCTTCCGCTGTATAGGTTGAAAGTAATTTTCATGCTGTCACCCCCTGTTCTGTCTTAAGTTTGGGTAGGTTACGGTTAGCCCACGCAAGGGAATCTAATCGCCCTTGCCAGTAAGCATCGCCTATGTTCTCGCGCATTTTCTCAAAGACGAACTCTGCTTCTGCTTGGATAAGTTCGCGCAATTCTTGCGGGTCAATTAGTTC